TGTTCGTCACGCCAGGCGCACACCGCAAACTGCTCAAGCTGCACGAAGCTGGCGAGCGTGTCGTGCGCCGAGACTGGAATCGCATCTTTGATGCCGCATTTGCGGATGCGATAAGGACTGCGCATTGACCACAGAAAACCGCGCCGCATTTGCCCGCCGCCTTGGCGTTGAGCGCAGCACGGTCACGCGATGGGCGGAAACTGGGCAGATCGTTAGTGATGATGGCCGGTCTGTTGATGTCGAGGCCAGCATTCAGCGCCTACACGATACTGGCGGGGCGCGGCCGGACGTGGCGGCGCGGCATGCGGATACCAGAGCCGCGCGAAAGGCTGAGAAATCCGGAAATGACGGACAGCCCGCGCCGCAAGCAAACGCCAGCGACAGTATCGGCAACAGCTATCAGGCCGCGCGTGCCGTCAAGGAAAAATACAACGCCTTGCAGGCCAAGCTGGAATACGAGCGGCAGGCGGGGAATCTCATCCCGCGCGAGGATGTCGATTTCGCGCTCAACGCGATCGGTGCCGCCGTGCGTGCGCGCCTCGAGGTGATGGCGGATCAGATCGGGCCGATCCTCGCCCCCATGAATGACATTGACGAAGTGCATGCCGTGCTGTCCGAACATCTTCGCGGCGTGCTGGCGAGTATTGCAGACGACCTGCACCATCAAGAATCGTCGATCGGACGGAATCAGGCATGACGCAAATCTGGAAAGGACGACTCAATGCAGCACGCCGATAAACTCGAACTCCTGGCCATCGATAGCCTGGTGCCCTATGCGCGCAATGCCCGCACGCATTCCGCCGAGCAGATCGCCGCCGTCGCGCGCTCGATCCAGCGCTTCGGCTTCACCAACCCGGTGCTGATCGACGCCGAAGGGGGCATCGTGGCCGGACACGGGCGCGTGCTGGCCGCCAAAAGCCTCGGCATGGATACCGTGCCATGCCTGCGCGTCGGATGGCTCACAGAGGCCGAGAAGCGCGCCTACGTGCTGGCCGACAACAAACTCGCAGAGCAGGCCGGATGGGACGACGAACTGCTGGCCGACGAACTGCGCGCCCTACAGGCCGATGATTTCGACCTATCGCTCACCGGCTTCGCCCAGGATGAACTCGACGACCTACTCATCGACAAGACCGAAGGACAGACAGACCCCGATGCCGTCCCGCCAGCGCCGACTATTGCCATCACCCAGCCCGGCGACGTGTGGGTGCTGGGTCGGCATCGGATCATGTGTGGCGATAGCACGCGAGCCGACCAGGTGCAAACCTTGCTGGCGGGGGGTATGCCGCATCTTATGGTTACTGACCCGCCTTATGGGGTCGAGTACGACCCAAACTGGCGGAATGAAGCGGAGCGGCCTGATGGTACGAAGTATGGGGCATCCGCCGTCGGAAAGGTAAGCAACGACGACCGCGCCGATTGGCGTGAGGCGTGGGCGTTATTCCCTGGTGAGTGCGCTTACGTTTGGCACGCTGATGTGTTTTCTCATGTTGTTGCAGAAAGCCTGCAAGCGTGCGGCTTCGATATGCGCGCGCTGATTGTTTGGGCAAAGCATCGTCTTGTTATCGGTCGCGGGCATTATCACCACATGCACGAACCGTGCTGGTATGCAGTAAAGAAAGGTGGGACGGGTCATTGGGCAGGCGACCGGAAACAAACGACTCTATGGCAGATTGAACACAATAAAAGCGAAACAGGACACGGAACGCAAAAGCCGGTCGAGTGCATGCGCCGCCCAATCGAAAACAACAGCAAGCCGGGCGACGGCGTCTATGAACCCTTCAGCGGCAGCGGCACCACCATCATTGCCGCCGAGCAAACCGGCCGGCGCTGCTACGCGATGGAACTCTCGCCGCAATACGTCGACGTCGCCGTCCGCCGCTGGCAGGAATTCACCGGGCAGCGGGCGGTGCGCGAGTCTGACGGCATGGCATTTCCGGAATGACCCACCGCGCCCATTGCCTATCAACCTTGCGCCAAGCCGTCGCGCCGCGGCGTGCGCTGACGGTATCGCAGTGGGCGGACGACAATCGCATCCTCTCCGGCAAGCAGGCGAGCGAGCGCGGACGCTGGCGCACATCGCGCACGCCGTTCCTGCGCGAGATCATGGACTGCTTCGCGCTCAGTTCGAACGTGCATGATGTCGTCGTGATGAAAAGCTCGCAAGTCGGCGTCACCGAGGCGACGGTGAACATCCTCGGCTATGTGATGGACCATGCGCCCGCGCCGGCGATGGTGCTGATGCCGACGCTCGAATCGCGGGATTCGTGGAAGGTGCAGAAACTCAATCCGCTATTGCAGGAGACCCCCGTCATCCGTGCCCTTCTCGGCGGAGTGCGCAGCCGCGATGCGGCGAACCGGCAGGACTTGATCGACTTCCCGGGCGGCGTGCTGTTCCTGGCTGGCGGCAATTCTGCCAACAGCTACGCGCAAAAGTCGTGCCGCTACCTGATCCTCGACGATCTCGACCGCTTCCCCGAAGAGGTTGGCGAAGAAGGCGACGTGATCACGCTGGCGCAGGGGCGAACGAAAGCGTTCGTGCGCGCACGCCGGCTCTACATCTCGACGCCGACGGTGAATGGCGGCCTGGTACATCGCCAGTGGGAAAAGAGCGACAAGCGAAGCTATCACGTGCCGTGTCCGCACTGCGGAGAAATGCAGCCGCTGGAATGGGGCGGCCCGGATATTCCTCACGGATTGAAATGGACGACGCTGCCGTCCGGAGATGTCGTGCACGCGCGCTATGTCTGCCGCGAATGCGGCGCGGAGATCGAGGAGTATCACAAACCGGCGATGCTGGCCGGCGGCACATGGGTCGCGCGCAATCCCGAGCGCGCGATGCGCGGCTATCACATCAGCGCGCTGTATGCGCCGATCGGCCTTGGCCCGTCCTGGCTCGATCTCGCGCGCGGATGGGTGTCCGCGCAGGACAATACCGCCACGCTGCGCGCCTTCATCAACACCAACCTGGGCGAGCCGTGGGAAGAACGCGGCGAGGAAGTCAATCCTTCCGCTCTGATGGCGCGGCTCGAACCCTACGCGGAAAACATGCCGCGCCGGGTGCGCAGCATCGGCATCGACGTGCAAAAGGATCGCATCGAGGTGTCGGTCTACGAATGGGGCGCTGGTGAGGAATGCTGGGCGATCGATCACATTATCGTGCAGGGCGACACGGCCGGATTCGATCCGTGGGACGAGTTGGCCATCGAGCTGGAAGGTGTCGCGCCTGACTGCGGCGCGATTGACTCGGGATACGCCGCAGACATGGTGTATAAATTCTCCGCGCGGCGCCCATGGCTTTACGTGGCCAAGGGCATCGAGGGGCGCGGCAAGACGCTGGTCGAGGACGACGAGACACGCAAGCGCCGGCTGCGAAAGCGTAGAAAAAAAGGCTTCGTGCCGTTTCTTGTTTCTGACGAATCCGCCAAGGCATTGCTTACACAGCGCCTCAACCTGGCCAAGCCCGGCCCTGGGTATCTGCATTTCCCCGAAGGCGAGGCGGCCTTCGACGATGAGTTCTTCGCGCAACTGACCAGCAACCGGCTTGCCGAAAAAACCGTGCGCGGCCGGCTGGTGCGCGAATGGCAGCAGACGCGCGTCCGCAACGAGGTATACGACTGCTGGAAGCTGGCGCTGGCCGCCTTGAGGTTATCGAAAATCGATCCAGCCGCTTTCGAAAAGCGCCAGCAGCGCGGCTCAACTGCCGAGGTGCCGACGAACGTATCGGTCACCACCATCGCGGGCAGACGCGCCCGCTTCACCGTGCAAAGGGTCTGATCATGTGCGATATTTTGAATGACATCGCCGAGCGCGCCGCTGCGGCAAGAGCCATTGACATGCCTGCGTTGTTCCGGGTGTTGTCTGCCGTGCGGCGGGACTGGGGCGGCGAGAACGCCTACATCCCAAAGCGCCACGAGAAGCCGCAGGAATTCACGGCGCGTCGCGCATCCGAGGCAATGGCGCTGTGGCAGCGCGGAGATCGGATTCAGGCTATCGCGCGGCGCATGGACATTTCAGTCAAATACGCCTACAAGTTGCTCAAAAAGTCGCCCCCGTCGCTTAAATAGGCGACAGCAAGCGTGGTTCCATGAAGCATGGCCACTATCCCGACGAGTGAGCCGGCCTACCTTCAGGCCGGCGACACGCTATCCTGGCAGCGCAGCCTGCCGGACTACCCGGCATCAGCAGGATGGGAACTCTCCTACCGCTTGATCAATTCGTCCGGCAAGATCGACATCACTGCCGCAGCGAGCGGAGACGACCATCTCGTCTCCGTGTCTGCTGCCACGACGGCGGCGTATGCGCCGGGAACCTATACCTGGCAAGCCTTCGTCACCAATGGCAGCGAACGCTATACCGTCGGCTCTGGCAGCATTGTCGTCAAGCGCAACCTGGCTGCCGAGGCGGGCGGATTCGAGGCCCGCAGCACGGCACAAAAGGCGCTCGACGATCTGCGCGCCGCGCTGGCTACATGGATAGCTACCTCCGGCCAGGTGCAGGAATACGAAATCGCCGGCCGGCGTATGAAATACCGCACCGTGGCGGATATTCGATCGGCTATCAGTCTGTTGGAGCGCGAAGTCGCGCGCGAACGCGCTGCGGAGCGGATCGCTGCCGGACTCGACACCGGCCGGCGCGTCTCTGTGAGGTTTTGAATGGGCATTTTCGATTTTTTCAAGCGGGCAGCGCCATCGCGCCCGCTACCTTCGCGTGGGGCGCGTGGCGCGTTCATTGCTGCGGCGCAGGATCGTTTCACAGCAAGCTGGCTCGCCACGGCGCGCGACATCAACGAAGAGCTTAGGGGCGATCTCGACCGACTCATCGCGCGCTCGCGCGAAATGGCGCGGAACAACGACTACGCCAAGCGTTTCCTCACGCTGGTCGCGCAGAACGTCGTCGGGCCGCGCGGATTCATCCTGCAATCGCGTGTCGAGGAACGCCCTGGCATTCCTGACAGCCTCGCCAACAGCGCCATCGAAGGCGCATTCGCCCGCTGGTCGCGGCGCGGTAGCGCGGAAATCACCGGCACCATGAGCTTCGTCGATCTGTGTCGCGCCGTCGTTACGGCAGTTGCGCGCGATGGCGGCGCACTGGTGCGCATCGTGCGCGGATCGGAGGCGAACAACCCTGAGCGATTGGCCTACCAGCACGTCGACATCGCACGTCTCGCCACCCAGCACAATCAGGCCGCTGCTGCTGGCAGGAATGCCATCGTGATGGGCATCGAGATCGATACATGGGGACGCGTCGTCGCCTACTGGATCAAGCCGCAGATCAACAGCGGGCAGGCCGAACGCGTGCCGGCCAGCGACATGCTGCACATCTACCTGCCGGAGATGCCGGAACAGGTGCG